CAGATTGGTATGAGAATCATGCAACGTCCACAAGGTAAAGCAGTTTTCTCTGATGAAACTGGTAAATTTGATAAAGATAAAATGAACGAATTTATGAAGAAGGTATATATAGAAAACATCTGGTATTTTGGTAAGAATAAAAATTTAGATATTATGTCTGCTACTAGACGTGGAACACTAGAGGAGTTTTTTTAATGGATCTAAATGATTTAACACCTGTAGAAGAACACAATGGTATACTCTATAAGAGAGATGATATGTATTCTCCTTATGGGGATTTTGTATCTGGTGGTAAGGTGAGACAGTGCCGTGATTTAATCTTATCAAACATGAAACATATACAAGAGGACTGCGACAATACTATTGCAACTGCGGCATCTATTGCATCACCACAGTCTGTCATTGTGTCCAGAGTTGCAAAAGAGTTTGGAATGAAATCCATCATAGGATTTGGAAACACTACAATAGAAAAAGCAAAGAAACAAAAGGCTATGTTGTGGTGTGAAGAAATGGGTTCAGAGTTAATAGTATTGAGCAAGAGTCAAGGTTTTAATAATGTCTTGTATGCCAATCTTGATAAGTTGCAAAAGGAAAGAAAGTTTTTTAAGGTTCTGTTTGGTTACGCTGTAACAAATAACAGGAGTTCGATTATTGGTAGGATTTCAGAACAGGTACAAAATGTTGATTGCGATACTTTGTATGTTCCACTAGGAAGTGGAATGACGTTTACTGGTATCCTAGAAGGAGTTAAACAATACAACAAGAAGTTTAAAGTTGTAGCGTTACAACCATTTGGATATGACAGAAGGAAAGAAATTCATTCTAATCTATCTCAAATGACTTGGGAATATGATTACGAATATCATATGGGAAAATACCCATACCACAAATTGCATAAAGTAGATGCTGGATTTGATATGGATATGATCTACGAGTCGAAGGCATGGGAAATGATGAAAGAACAAATCAACATTTCAGAAAAATCCTGTTTTTGGATTATCGGAAACAGTAATTCTATTCGTTAGGAAAAGGAAGTATAAGTAAGTATGAAGGATTATCACACTAATTCAGATAAAGTAAGAGATTTTATGACATCATTTGATCAGGAAATTAAAAAGAAACCTGATTGGCCTGAAGAGGATGTTATAAATTTAAGAATTGAATTGATTGACGAAGAATTTAAAGAATTGAAAGAAGCTGTTTATTCTAATGACGGTACAATTACAGATGTTGCAGATGCGTTAAGCGACATACTTTATGTGACATATGGGATGGCACATTCATTCGGAATTAACATTGACGAATGTTTTAGGGAAGTTCATGTATCTAACATGAGCAAATTAGGAGAAGATGGAAAACCCATCTATAGAGAGGACGGGAAAGTAATTAAAGGTCCAAACTATAGTCCCCCTAATTTAACAGAATATACAAAAGGAGAAAAGACGTGAACGACAAGGGCGAAATTGATGCACCAGAGCAGTCTGGTGTTATTGCAGAACCATATATGGTTGGGTACAATGAAAATTATTGGAGAACCATAGGTAAGATGGTGGGTATGCGAGTTCTGTATACCTGTATACATATATTTAACACCTATATGATAACAGGAAGTTTGGTTACTGGACTAAAAGTAGCAGGACTAGCATTCTTTATAAACCCTGTTATCTATTGGTGTCATGAAAGATCATGGAACATGTGGCAGTGGGGTAGGTTTGAAAGTACTAAAGCTAAATTTACCGAAGGATTTAGACGTAGTATTGGGAAAGATGTAACGTGGAGAGTGGTAATTTCTATCTCTAACTTTGCACTTCCTTATTTCGTAACGGGTAATTTCGGTGCAGCACTTGCAATCTTTGGATTTGCAACTCTAGTTAATATGACAATTTACTTTGTCTATGAAAGGGTTTGGAATTTCTTTGGTTGGGGTCGTCAAATAAAGGAGACATAAGATGTATGAATATAGTTGTGCAATAACAAGAGTAGTTGACGGTGATACAGTTGACGTAGACATTGATTTAGGATTCGGTGTCTGGATGAGGAAACAACGTATTCGATTATATGGTGTAGACACACCAGAAAGTCGTACAAGGGATTTGGTAGAAAAGAAGCATGGGTTTGCCGCAAAAGAATTTGTACAGTCATATCTTCCAGTTGGTACTACTCAAACCCTAAGAACAAAGTTAGATGATCGTGGTAAGTTTGGACGTATTCTAGGTGAGTTTGTTGCATTTGATAGTGTTAATGATAGACAATCAACTGTTAACGATTTGTTAGTAAGTAATTATCATGCAGTCCCTTATTTTGGTCAATCGAAAGAGGACATCGAAGAAGGACATTTGGAAAATAGGAAGAAGGTTAAGCTATGAGTGATTTCTTAAAGAATGTAGTAAAGGATGTTGGTAATGAATATGCATCCTTGGTCGAAGATGGTGTAGAAGCAGGAGATGTGGTCAGTTTCATTGACACAGGATCATATATCTTCAATGCTTTATTGAGCGGTAGTGTTCATGGGGGGTTGCCTGCAAATAAAATTACAGCACTCGCTGGTGAAAGTGCCACAGGCAAGACCTACTTTCTTATGGGGATTGTAAAGAATTTCCTAGACCAAAATCCTGATGGTGGTGTGGTATATTTTGAAAGTGAATCTGCACTTACAAAGGATTTGATAACCAAACGAGGGATCGATCCCAAACGTATGGTTATCATGCCTGTCACTACAGTGCAAGAGTTTCGCACACAAACATTGAAGGTTTTGGATTCATATCTTTCACAAGATGATTCAGTCAAGAAACCTCTATTCCTATGTCTTGATTCACTAGGTATGTTGTCTACTACTAAAGAAGTAGAAGATACAGCTGACGGTAAAGAGACAAGAGACATGACACGAGCTCAAGTGCTAAAGGCAGCGTTCCGTGTCCTGACTCTGAAACTTGGTAGAGCAAAGGTTCCTATGGTTGTCACCAATCATACTTACGAGAGTATGGGTCTGTTCTCTACTAAGGAGATGGGTGGTGGATCAGGGTTGAAGTATGCTGCATCTAGTATCATCTATCTGAGTAAGAAGAAAGAGAAAGATGGTACTGAGGTTATCGGTAATATCATCCACTGCAAGAACCACAAGTCTCGTTTGACTGTTGAGAATAAGATGGTTGATGTTCGACTTCTGTATGAACAGGGTTTGGATAGACACTACGGACTACTGGAACTTGCCATTAAATATGATATCTTTAAATCGGTGAGTACTCGTATCGAACTTCCAGATGGTACTAAGACTTTTGGTAAGACTATCATCAACGATCCTGAGAAATATTTCACAGAAGAAGTGATGGCACAGTTAGATGAAGCCGCTGGTAAGGAATTTCTTTATGGGTGAAGCCAAGAGAAAAGCAGACAGCATCAAAAATAAATATCAGTATGTTACTAATGCAGATGGATCAGGACAAGCAATCGGTATTACAGATAATGGTATGTATGATGGTGTAATTTATCGTTACGGAAAAGTAACCTTTGGTAAAGAAACTACCAAAGGGAACTTGCCTTTTCGGTTTGAGTATGATATATTAGACCCTGTTAAATTGAATCAGGAAGATTTTGGAGATGACTTCTTTAATCTTATTGGTGATATATTAGTTGATATTATAGACGAAAAAGTGGAGACTCAGGAAATTGGTTACAACAGCACAAACGATTGAACGAACAGCATTAACGCACCTTGTGAACAATGAAGAATATGCCCGTAAAGTGCTACCCTTCATCAAGGTTGATTACTTTGCAGACAGGGTTGATCGTACAATCTACGAAGAGATTTCTAAATTCGTAGATAAATACAATAAGATACCTACCCAAACCTCTTTAGAAATTGAAGTTCAATACAGAAAAGATTTGAATGGAGATGACTTTGCAAAAGTTATAGAAGTCATTAAGAGTCTGGAACCAACTAAAGTAGATTTTGATTGGTTGGTTGATACGACTGAACAATTCTGTAAGGATCGAGCAGTATACAATGCTATCGTTGAAGGTATTTCTATCATTGATGGAAAAGATAAAAACAGAGATGCAGATGCTATTCCTAGTATCCTAACAGATGCACTTGCAGTAGGATTTGATAATAGAGTTGGACATGATTATCTAGAAGATACACAAGAACGATTTGATTATTACCATACGATTGAAAAAAAGATTCCATTCGACTTGGAATTCTTCAACAAGGTTACGAAGGGTGGACTACCACCTAAGACACTAAACATTGCACTCGCTGGTACAGGTGTGGGTAAGTCCTTGTTCATGTGCCACGTTGCTGCTAACTGTCTATCCCAAGGTAAGAATGTTTTATACATCACATTGGAAATGGCAGAAGAACGTATTGCAGAACGTATTGATGCGAACTTGATGAATGTATCTATTGATGATTTACATGAATTACCGAAACAGATGTTTGATGATAAGATTAATGAAATTATTAAGAAGACTTCTGGTAAGTTGATTGTCAAAGAGTATCCAACAGCATCAGCGCATACCTCACACTTTAGAGGACTTATCAAAGAACTTGCAATTAAGAAGACATTCAAACCTGATATTATCTTTGTGGATTATCTGAACATATGTGCTTCGTCCCGCTTCAAAGGAGCACAAAATGTTAACTCTTACATGTATATCAAGTCGGTTGCAGAAGAACTTAGAGGACTGGCGGTTGAAACAAATGTTCCAATTATGTCGGCAACACAGACCACTCGATCAGGTTTCACCTCTACAGATATTGGTCTTGAAGATACGTCTGAAAGTTTTGGTTTGCCTGCGACTGCCGATTTCATGTTTGCACTCATTAGTAACGAAGAACTTGAAGAACTGAATCAGATTGCAGTTAAGCAACTCAAGAACAGGTACAATGATCCTACCACTAACAAACGATTCGTTCTAGGTATCGACAGAGCTAAGATGCGACTGTATGATGTGGATGCATCAGAGCAGTCTGGTATTGTCGATAGTGGACAGGTTGAGGATGTAGTGGTGTTTGATAAGACAGATTTCAATAAATACGAGGATTTTAAAGTTTAATTGAAAAAAGGCTTGACAAAACATGACCTAGCTGTTATGATCTATGTATGATAAAGAATGACTTCAAAGAAATCCTTGAAAATGCCGACCGTAAGGATTGGGAACGAAAGTTCACCCTCTGGAATCGGTATATGAATGGATGTAACGTATATAATTGCTGGGATACGCTTGACGAAGAAGATAAAACCACGATTGCTGGTGACTTCTGGTACAAGGTAACTCGTTGTGGTATCAATAGCAGTGGATTGGTTTCGCATAATGCATCAGGAAAGAAGAAAAAGACTCCCGATCATTTTGTTTCTCCCCGAATGTGGTTTCGTGCAATGATGGACACCAATCGGGAACTGATGAAAGACGAAGCTTTATATGCGAAGTCGTTCTTTGAATTGCGTACTGTTGTATGGTTGACCAATAAAGAGAATGAAGACGCACGATATCTCAACACTAATGGTGAAATTAAGGTTCGTGATTTGACTGTCAAGAAGTACAAAAAAATACGGTGGTTAAACAGCGCCACTGGTAATTACGTTCCAAAAGGAACATTCCCTCTGGAAAATCTCGTACCAGATTGGTTTACAGAATACGAGAAGACACTACTAATGGAAACTATATAATGGTTATACGTCCGTCTGAGTTAAATGAAAACCTTCCTAAATCGAAGGGTATGCGAATTGTAGGTATGATGGATGCCTTTGAATACAAGAAATATCTTAATGGTTGGGGTACTGCCGATTGGACGAACGATGTTCGTTCTGAAACTGAAGACTCTCTTAAAACGATTGCAGAATTTCGGGGTATTATAACCGATGGACTTTATCTTCCAAAAATTCATATTGGTCCTACTATGTCCGAAACTGGAAAGTTTAAGGATGGATCGCCTATGTATGATCTTGAAACTGGATGGCATCGTGTTAATGCTCATGACGGACTTGATATTGATACTATGTATATGGTAGTCGTAGAGTTCTTTAATTTTAAAGGTAAGTCTGCTGCTTATTGGCGGGGTGTGTGGAAAGCACTTGAGAATAAGAAACGGGGAGGATTTGTACAGAACGAGCGTAAGGGACGAGATCTTCCTGTCAAGATTGCTACTATGATTGAAGATAAGACTATTCCTTCTACCAAGAAATATCTCAAGAAGAATATCCTTGAAGCTCTTATGAATATGGGTGCAACGGAAGCAGAAGTTAACGATGCACTTCCTAAAATTTGGGAAGAATTAGGGGTTCCGAAAGAGATGGTAGTTCCTCTTACTGAACGGGAACGGAATGCTGTTGCTGCAGCAAAGAAGTTGGTAACAAACGCTCGGGTAGAAAATATTACTTATGAGTGGAATTCTGAGGACTATGAAGCCCGTAACGCCCTCAAGATGATGAAGAAGATTATCAATAACCCTTCTTTCCTTACTGAACCGTCCTTGTATATTGGGTACTTCAACAACGGTGATGTGTCAAAACACAAGGATATTCGGAAGCGGAAGCTTGGTGCTGTTGGACGGATGATTGATCTGATTGAAGAAACTGGACTTGCTATCAACGCAGCAAAGAAGAACGGTACGTTTAAATATCCCGAAGAAGCATTCTTTCCTACTCTCTTTGGTGAGTATGCAAAGTACAGGGAATCTGGTAAACTTCCTACCAAATAATACTTGACTCCACAACTCTCCTGTAGTATAAATATACATGTAAACATATATTTGTATAAATGGGAGAGTTGTTGGTGGCTTTTAGATTAGGAATAGACGATAGTATCAACCGTGTTCCTATTGTTATAAGGAATCAATTTAAGGAAATTGTAAAGGGTTTGGATAGTGAAACCTTTTTCGGTGATGATTCCTGGCATGGTTCTGTAACTAAAGTTTTTATGGTTAAATTGTCTAAGGATAATTATGACCTATCCGTAAATCGTCTTCTTGGTTCCGATGAGAAGCTTTCACAGGGTCGCAGACGATCTACTTTTAGTTTACTAAAGAACCCCAAGTCTTCAACAGAATATAAATTTGCCTTTCAAGAAAGTTCCAAGAAACCTGGCGCTCCTGATGGTGGTACTACACAACAACAGGAGTTAGCATCACTATTCATGATAGAAAGAGCACTTAGTGTTCCCTCTAAAATATACAGCGATATAGATGATCTGAAATCTGATAAAGATGGTTTCAGTAAACTTCTAAGCGTCTATCCAGAACTAGAAAATAATACAAAATGGTTGAATGGATTAATTGCTCAGCAAAAAACTGTTGGACAAAAACTAAAGTCTGGACGTTATAAAGTATTTAATAGAGATGGTGGGTTTATGGATTTTATTGGTAAATTAGTGGCGGATAAATTCGGTATTAGAAAGAAAGATAATTGGAATCCTGCTGATGTATGGGTACTCGTAGATCAAAAAAAATGTGAGAATGAAATAGAAGAAGCAGTATCAGGTACACATCCTACTATTATGGAATTGAATGAAGTAATGAAAAGAATGTGGGTTGATAAAAGATTAAAAGGAATATCTCTAAAAGCAGTATCAAGTAAGATAGCAAAATGGGAAGAAGTGAATGTTAGCAATCTATTATTTACAGATAAAAATGAAGTCCCTCTTTTTGAATTAGATTCAGCCATGATTAAATTGTCCACAAAAGGAGTAGGTGTATTCAGTTCCCAAGATACTATAGTTAAGGTTAAAGAAGGAACACTACATCAATACAAATTTCAGATTAAGATGAATTCAAGAGGATTTAGTAATCTAAAATTTGAACCTACTATGAGAGGTGCTGGTGCTGCTAGATTAGGTAAGGTTCCTTTGGATATGTTAAAGACAATGATGAAGTCTGATTACAAATTAACATTTACCAATGATAATAATGATTTTCCTAAGACACTTGAAGAGTTTACATCACAAAAAGATAAATTTTTGAAGATGTGGAATAATATAAAATCTGTTTGTGATACAGAAATACGAACTGATACAGACTTTATAAATAACTTTGAGGAAGCTTTTAATAATGAATCTGATGTTGCAAATTCTAAACTTATGCAATTACAATTTTTAGATTTGCTGTTTTCATTAAAGAAAGATGATATGCGTGAACTACTAACCAATATGGTATTTCTTGCAATGAAAAAGGGGAAATACTTTGGTCCGTTTGGAAAGTTATACTAATGATAAAATTTAAAGATATGCTCAATGAGAGTAAAGCAGGGAAAAATTTACACCTTGAACATTTGGAAGACGAGATAATTAACTTTGGAGTTGAGGGTGGACGAGCTGCAATAAATTTCCTACGTTCTCTAAGAGACATGCTAGCGGGATCTTCTCGTAGCTCAACAAACATGACGGTCAAATGGGACGGAGCGCCGGCAATGTTCTGTGGTATCGATCCATCTGATGGTAAATTTTTTGTTGCCAAGAAGTCAATCTTCAACGCCAAGCCTCTCCTCTATAAATCAAATTCTGAAATTGATGTAGATTTGTCAGGTACACTTAATTCAAAATTTAAAGTTGCTCTTGCCGAGTTATCAAAATTAGGTATTAAAAATGTGTTACAGGGAGACCTTATGTTTACGGACGATATCGATGATACAGATATTGACGGTGTTACCTACCACACGTTTCAACCTAACACAATTGTGTACGCTGTTCCAAAGGGTTCTGACTTAGGAAAGAAGATCAATAAAGCAAAGATTGGAATTGTATTTCATACCACATATACAGGAGATGAACTACAGTCTATGACGGCATCATTTGGTGCAGACATTAGTGGGTTGAAGAACCCTACTACTGTGTGGATGGACGATGCCACATATAAGGATGTGTCTGGTAAATCTACCTTTACAAAGTCTGAAACAGAATCAATTACCAAGACACTATCACAAACTGGTAAAACTTTTCAAAAGATTAATGCAAACCAACTACGTTCCTTTATAAAATTACAAGAAAGTATGACAGGAACAATGGCAAGTGCTTCACTCAAAACATATAACAATAGTAAGGTTCGTGCTGGAGAAACTATCAAGAACCCCGGCGCACATGCGAAGGGTTATGAGAAGTGGGTTGGGATGTCAATTCAAAAACAAATTGACAAAGCAAAATC